CGATGATGTTGGCGGTGCCTGCGCCTGTGTTGCCGGCATCGAGGGCGGCGGACACCAGGGCGGAAGCTTCGGCGCTGCCGTTAACGGCGGTTACGATGTCCTGGGCGGTGCTTGTGACGGCCGCTTCAGTGTCGGTCGCCAGGCTTACGGTGATGTCGTTGCCGGATACGGTGACTTCCAGGGTGGCGGATGCGGTGCCTGGGTCCACGTAGCGCACGCGGATCTGGTTGCCTTGAGTGCCGGCATCGATGGCGGTGTAGGCGATGTCGCCGTTCTCGGCAATGGTGCGAAGGGTGGCTTCAGCCTTCACGCCGGCGGATGCTTCCGGGGCGGTAGCCACCAGGCCGATGACGGCGGTTGCAACGGTACGGATGGTCCGGGTGCCTTCGTTGATTTCGAGCACTCGGACCCCGTGGTGATATTGGTCTGGCATGGCGCCTCCTGGTGTGGTTTTGCCGGGGTATAAGTGCCATGATGAACTCTAGGCAGTGTGCTGCCACCGCTCGTTATTGTCTGAGTCATTCGCACAAGTTCCGGCCCGAGTGAAGCTGATTCCAGCCAGGAGCATGGCGCGGATCCGGTAGGTGTCCGCGAACTTGGCATGCCCCACCCAGGAGTTGATCCGGTTGCGGACTTCCTCCAGGCCTATTTTCCCTTCGGCATACTCCCGCTGCATGATTTTCAGCCTTGCTTTCATTCTGCGCACGCTGCCGTTGCGCAGTCTTCTGTGCGTTGTCCACATGCGGTACCCGAGAAAGTCCAGGGCGCGACCGTTCTTGGTACCTACCGGGAACACCTGGGTTTTGCCGTTCAGCTCCAGCGCCAGGTTCTCACCCAGCCACTGTTCCAGGTGTCGGCGCAGGCGGTGCAGGTGCTGTTTATCGTGGTGCACGATGATCCAGTCATCCATATAGCGCATGTAGTGGCGTTCGCGCAGGTCTTGCTTTACGTGCTGGTCCAGCTCATGCAGGTAGACGTTGGCGGAGAGCTGGCTGGTGAGGTTGCCGATGGGCAGGCCGGGGCTCCAGGAACGGATGATCTCCTCGAGTAATGCCATGGTGCGGCGGCAGGTGATCCGACGGGACAGCAGCTTCAGGATGATGTCGTGGTTGATCGACGGAAAGTACTTGCGCACATCGGCCTTCAGCACATAGGCGCGGCCGTGGTTGCGCTCCACCTGCCTGAGCCACTTCTGGGCCTGCAGGGCTCCGGAGTGCATGCCTCTGCCCGGGCGGCAAGCGTAGCTGTGGTGAATGAACCGGCTTTCCCAGATGGGCTCGATAGCAGCCACCAGGCTGTGCTGCAGCACGCGATCCCGGAAGGGCAGGGCTGCCACCAAGCGGGTCTTGGGTTCGTGCACGTAGAATTCGCGGTACTGGCCGGTACGGTATTGGCCCCAGATTAATTCGTTTTGCAGCTGGATGAGCTCGCCTTCCAGGTTGTTTTCGAATTTCAGCACTTCGGCATGGTGGCGCTTGCCTTTGCGGGCTTTCAGGTAGGCGTTGTACAGGCTCTCGAAATCGTAAATCTTGGGGTAGAGGTTGTCGTAGGTTTTCATGCGGGGTCCTTGGCAATGGCGGTGCCGGAAGAGCCTTGCCTGGGCTACTACACTACCGGCACCTGTTCATGTTTCGGCGCTTGGCCGGGGATTAGCCACCCTTTTGAAGGTGCGCTGTCTGCAAAGCCTTAGCCTTGCAGCTTCGGGCTTACCTCAAGAGCGGGCCGGAAACCGATGTTCGTGTTCGAGTTCGACCGCGGGTTGTTCAAGTTGAGCGCGGCCAGGCCGGCATTGGAGCCGTTGTTCCAGTTGCCGCCACGATACGGAAGGCGCTGTGTGGCTAACCCTTTACACTCCTGATCCAGCCACCAACCATTCGCCCAACCTCATCCAGGTGCCGGCTCCACACTTCGTACTTCTTCATGGGCAGGTGACCTTCTTTCATCGCGACCCGGATCCGGTGGCGCATTACGTCAAGTTCGACGGACAGCGCACCGAGCACCGCTTTCTTGTGGTGCTGCCGGGAGGCCTTGAGGGTGAGCCGCATCAGCTCCGTCATGACTTGGCGGATCTCTGCGCTGGAGACATGCTTTTCGGCCTTCGGGAAGTGCCGGAGCGCTGCGCGCCCGTAAAGCTCCATGTCTTCCAGTTTCTGGGCGATTTTCAGGTTGTGCATGGCCGTCCAGATTAATAAGGGCGCACTATCGTGCACCCTGTCAGGTTGCAAGGTTCAGAGCTCAGCCGGCAAAAGCGGGCCGGAAACCGAGGTTCGTGTACGAGAGCGACCGCGGGTAGCTCAAGCTGAGCGCGGCCAGGCCGGCATTGGAGCCGCCGTACCAGTTGCCGCCACGATACGGAAGGCGCTCGCCTGACGTGTTCGCGTAGATCCGTCCCTGCGCTTCGGTTTCAGTCTGTGGACTTACCATCAGGCGCTTCATCAAGTCGCCTTCCGTGTAACCTGCTGCCTTGGCCAGCGCATTCCATTCGCTGCTGATGCTCGCGTCTACCGGCGTTGCCTGAGCGTTCGCCAGGGTCAGGGTGCCTGACACGTTTGTCAGGAAGTGCCCGGCGGACTGCCAGTTGGCCTCGTCTGCGGTGTAATCGTTGTCGGTGGTGCAGAAGATCTCGCCGTCTACGATCTTGAACTGGTCCTGCCATTCCCACACGTTACCCACCAGGTCTGCGATTCCTGCGGCACTACCATCATGACGCCAGCTGGCTGGGCCGCCGCCGGTCATGGTGCGGGCGGAGCCGCTGCTCACGCCGGGCTGGCCGCCATCCTGGCGGACTGCGGTTTCGTGGGTGGCATCGTGGGCGCGGCCGTAGTTGGTGTTGCCGCGTGGCGCAAAGCCGTTCGCCTTGCACCACAGGGCGATGGCGGCCCACTCGTGCATGCTCATCAGGTGCCATCCTGGACCCTTGTTTTCACACGCCGCTTTGGCTGCATCAAAATTGATCGACACCCGGGGATCCTTGCCCGGGAGGCCAACGGCGCGGCCGTCATAGAGTGACGCCTGGTACTGGCTGACGAAGATTTCAGACTTCTCCTGGCCATTGACCAGGAAGGCGGTGGCCACGCCGGCCCCGAGCACTGAATCCAGTCCCAGGTCTTCGTAGCGGAACTTCGGTATAACCCGCATGAACGATGGGTAACCCTTGTCGTCATACAGGACTGTGATGTGTCCGCCGGTGGCGGCTTCAACCTGCTGGCGCAGGCTGTCTGGGCTGAAGATGATAGACATCGCGTCTACTCCTTATCGTTGAATGGTCCAGAGGGTGATCACCACCTGGTCAGGGTCCAGCGGTACCCGCTGCAGCTCGATAACCGGGTTGCCCTCGTCATCGACTTCACCGGCATCCACTTCTTCGGTGCGGTACGGCGGGATCTGGATCGATGCCACCTGGAAGCCCGTGCTGGCCTCCTTGATGTCGCCATTCGATGCCTGGCGAAGGTCAACCAGCTGTTCAGACGCTTTCTGCCTGGCTTCGGTGTCGTAGGACTCCCCGCCGATAGTGACCAGCTTGCCGGAAACCGAGACATCTGGGTGCGGCCCAGGGCCGCGCGTGATGATTCTCATGCCTTACTCCTTACTGTTGCATCAGGTGCGCCACAAAGCGGACGCGGACAGAATCTGCCGAGCCACCGAGATACACCCGGAAGGTGTTGCTGGCCCGATCTTGTGCTTCGTGCTGAAGCGTTGGCTTTTCGCCGCCCAGGTAGTCCACGATGTCTAGGGACAGGTGGTAGTTGCTGGCTCCCATAACCCGCTCGAAGTCTTGCTGCTTGAAGGCAGGCGATGTGTGAACGGAGGGCCACTCTGGTTCGGTGCGGGCTACGGTGGCGACGGTTACATCTTCCAGTTCCGGCGCTGTAGTGCCTGTACTTCCGGCCGGGACGGAAAGCTGCGCGAGCACCAGTGCATCGTCGGGTGCGCTTTCGTTCAGGTTGGTTACCCCCAGACGCACGCTGCCGTTGATGATGGCCAGGTAGGCCTCGGCGGTTGCCGATTCTGCACTGGAGTTACTGGGAACGCTGGCTGCGTTGTCCTCAGCGTTGACTGGCATTTCCCGGCCGTGCATGAAACACACGCCAGAGGCGATGCTCAGGTTACGGTTTGCCGTGGCGGACTTGGTAAGGCCGCAGCCGTTCTTCACACCGCGATTCACCAGCACGAACTCGCCCTCCTGGTGGCGAACGGTTTGCTGACGGTTCATTTCCTTGGTCAGCAGCCCGACTTCTGAAACCGCGCGCTCTACTGCGGCCCAAAGGGCATTCTGGCCATCGGTGCCTACGGCCTCCAGATCTTGCTGCGCGGCCGCCAACTGCTCTTTAAGCCACTCTGTCCGGCTGCCCAGCTGTTTTGCCTGAATGTTGCTGATGCCGTCCGGGCCACCTACAACGGGGTCTTCCGGCTCAATCTGATAGATGCCATTCACCCACGCCGGGGTGAGGGTCAGGTTTGACATGATTTACCTCGCTTAAAACGTGATGGTCCAGGTGCCTTCCAGGCTGATATCGCTGTTTTTTTCGATACCGCCCCTCACTTTCCGGCTGAACAGCTCGCCGGATGATGTTCTCAGCCCAAACTCCCGGATGGTAAGGCCGTTGGCCTCGGTGGTGCTCAGGGCAAAACTGAATCGTACTTTCCCTGGGGCCGGGTATTCGTGCCCCGAGATAGGCCGCCAGTGGGCGGCGGTCA